TAACTTATAATGACTAGAATAATTTATTATAGTTAATATAATAAAACTAATTTCACATCAGTAAATTATTCTGAAACAGGCTTGAGAACCTGATTAAATAGAAATTACATAAAATTACTCCATGTTCGAGCGTAATGCTCTTTAGATAAATCGTGGTTAATTAATTTATAATTATTACATCATTGGTTTACTTAAAAGATTACTTAGAAATAAATAAAATTTAGAAAGGAAATACGAATACATATGGTTGAAGTTCTTAAAAACTATAAGCTCGCAGAAGTAAATGTGAATGGTGAAATTCACAGTGTTGAAATAAATACTTCTGAAGATGTTCATACAGTCATGGAAGTTATGACCCCCAATGGAATGGTTGAAATACACGAAGGAGACAAGATTCAATTTATTTCTGAAATGGGAATTAAATGTGTGGGATTCTTAAATAAGATTAAGGGAAAAGGTGAAAAGACTAAATTTACTTTTACACCAGAAGGCTCAGAATGTGTTGAAGAAACATGGGCGGTACTTAATATTAAAGAGGGTACATTGACAACTTTTAGTGACACAGAAGAAGGAGAAGATTAAGAATAAAATAGGATTTCTAAGAAAACACAAAAATTTGAAATCTGCTATTCGTGCGGATTTTAGCTTGTGTAAGTTTTAATGAAGTTTCCGTTTTATTTAGAATTTAAAAATGGAGATGATATATTATAAAAATGAAGGGAAATGGGATTAGACCTATTAAGAGATGTAATCCTCCCCCTATATTATAATTTTAGTATAAGATAACGATTGTATAATAAATTATAATGTTTAATATGAAAGGAAAATACATATTATGGCGAAAACAAAACATGGTTTACAAGAAACAACAGGTCAGTATCAAGGTAGAGGTATTGTAACTGGCACTGAAAAGGAAAGTTTTTATAAAGAAATAAAAACAAAAACAAATAAAGATATGAGGTTAGTAAACTTCGGTATTGAAATTGAAAAAAACAAATCTGTGCACTTAAATTTAAGTGGCATGGTAAAAAAAGAAGTTGTTTTTTCAAAAAGAAATGAAGATAAAACTACCACAATTAAAAAAGTAGATTGGGACAAAAGACTTACATTTAAAGAAGAAGGATTTCAATTAATTGGGGTTAATCTTGGTCTTGAAAAAGACGCTGAAGGTAAAAACATTAAAGGTGTTTACTCTGAGTTTGATGGTTGTAAAAAAATTAATGACAATCTTGAAGATGGTTTAAGTGTGTTCACTAAATGTAAAATTGAATATGGAAGTTATCAGGATGGGGACAGCATTAAAAGAACAACAAAATTAGTTCCACAACAAATTTCTTTAACTTCTAAGGATATTGATTTTTCATCAGAAGATTTTTCTGCTTTGTCAGCATTTAGCCAACAAATTGTTTTTAATGGAATTGAAAAAAATGAAGATGGAACTTTTACTGTATCAGCAAAAATTGTAACTTATGATTCTATAGAAGATACTGAGTTTACTATTAAAAATGATGAAAATGGCAAAAATTTAGCTAACTTGTTTAGAAAAAATTTAAAACCATATTACGCAATTCAAGTGCATGGTCATGTCGAAGTAACTGAAAATGTTTCTACAGTTGAAGATTCTGATACATGGGGAGAAAGTGACCCTACACAAAGAGTTGGTAGTCCAACAAAAACAACTTTTGTTATTACTGGTGCAAAAGGTAGTTCAGTAGACAAAGAAACGTATACCAAAGAAAAGATTGAAGAAGCTATGAAGAAGATTCAACAATCTGAAACTGCACAACAAGATTGGGGTAGTTCTGATAACGCGGTAAATGACGCAGAGGACGCAGAATGGTAATATACCATTCTTCCCTCTTTAAAAATTCTTAATAAAAGGAGATTTTATTTTTATGGCAACAGCTAGAAAAGGTGGAAAAGTCCAAAGTAAAATACAAGCATTATTATTTGGTGAACAAGGTTGTGGGAAGAGTACAATTGCTTCACAATTTATGTACTTAAAAAGACCAGATGAAAAACCATTTAGAGTCTTGTATTTAGATGGAGAAGCAGGTTCAATAGATGATATGATTGAGGATATTGAAAAAGATGGTATAAATATGGATAATTTATATATTGTTTACACTCAATCATTAAAAGAAGTAAATGAATATATCAAAAGAGCTACTAATAAAGAACCATTTTATGAATTGGACGAAGAAGGTAATGAAGATTTCGACAAAATGATTCTTGACGCAGACGGTGAACAGTTTGTTCCAGATGCTATAGTAGTAGATGGAACTACAGTTTTAAATCTTTCTGTTAAACAGGGACTTGTTGAATTTAGTAAGAAAAGAGCGAATGTTAAAGCTGAAAGAGATAAGCTGCTTGGTGATGAAAAGTTTGTTAAGGTTGAAGGTGCTGGACTTGAATTAAAAGACTATAATTCAATTAACTTTAAAGGTCAAGACCTAGTTTTAACTTTAACTGGAAGTGGATTGCATTATATTATTACAGCAAGGGAAACTGACGAGAAAAAAACAATTATAAATTCAAAGGGTGAAGAAGTTACTGTTACTACTGGTAAGAAGATTCCTGAAGGATTTAAAAGTATGGGATATAATGTTAAAACAGAAATCAGATTGTTTAGAGATGTAGAAGAGCCAGAACTTGTCAAGGCATATATTGTAAAAGACAGAACAAAGACATATAAAAATGGTGAAATTATCGAAGACCCATCATTATTTGCTTTTCAATCAGTTATTGATAGAACAAAAGATAATAAAGATGTTGTTGTTCAAAATAGATTGCATGATGCAATTAAAAAAGAACTAAAGGAAACTGAAAAAGAAGTTTTAGGTGACGATTTTACAGATAAAAGTAGTGAAAATACAAATAGTGAAATTGAAACAATTAGAGAAGAGTTAATGGAAAAATTCAAATCGGTTACTTCACCAAAGCAAAAAGAAACAGCAAAGGCAAAATTTAAAGAAAATGATATGCCTATAAGTCCTTCTGGATATAAAAACATTCAAAATATAGAAGTGTTAAAAAAGGCTATCGAAATATTAGGTTAAATTATAATTATTAGACAAGGGTAATCCCCTTGTCTTACTTTAATAAAGGTGTGATGTTATTGGCAACAAAAAAATTTAATAGAAAAATACTATATTCATTTTTACTAGAAAAATATGGAATTACAAAATTTCCAAAATATTTTTATGTAAAAATGGATAATGTGTTTAATGGAAAATTAGAAGGCATGACAAAACCAATTCCTCCAGAACATATGTATGACATGTGGGTTCAAAAATCAAATTATCTTGATAAATTAAATATGCAAAATATATCTAAAGGTAAGAAAATTGAAGGTTATTTAAGAGTAAATTATGATTTGTCAGTAATAATTTCAAAATATGATGACTACTTAAAATGGCTAGATAAACAAAAAGCACAAACTGTTGAAAATAAAAAAATAGAAGAAAGCATTACAATAACTGAAGTGTTATATTCAAAAACAAACACAAAAGAAAATTCAAAAGATTTAGCAGATGAACTAGACGAATTAATTTAAGTATTTGGAGGAAATAATGTCTGAAAATATTCAACTAGAAGAAGAGATATTAAAAAATGTTCAAAATGAAATGTTGTTAGTTGGGTGTTTTTACAAAGAGCCTGACTTGTACATAAAACATGGTCAGTTTATTAGAAGTAAATATGACTTTGCAGATGAGGCTATGAAATTTTATTATGATTGTTTTGAATTAATGTACAAAACATTCTCTCAAACTGTTGATGAATTTAAAGTAAATACATTTATGACACAAGACGCAGATAGGTTTAAAATATATACACAATATGGTAGATATGAAACTGTAAAAAAGTTAATGAGTATGTGTAATATAGAGGATGTAGAAAATTATTTTGAAACAGTAAAAAAATATTCTTTGGTTAGAGAATATAATAGAAAAGGTTACCCAATACAAAAAATGGTTAGACACCAAAGGTTTCAGTCTATGACAGCCGAACAAGTTTATAAAACAATAAAGGCAGGGGCAGACAAAGTTAGCACTATTATATTGTGTAATAAAGAAAGTGCTGTCATTAATAGTGGAATTAAAAATACTGTAGATAGTTATTTAATTACACCACAAATGGGACTAACCTCACCTTGGCATATGTTTAATGAAATGTTTAGAGGGTGTAGATTAGGTAAAGTTGTATTTGATGGATTACTTTCAAACGAAGGTAAAACTAGAAAATTAATGTTATTGGCAACATATATTACAATGGTTAAAAAAGAGAAATTCTTTTTAGCCAGTAATGAAATGGATGAGGAAGATTTAAGAAGTTGTTTAATTACAACTGTATTAAATAATAAAGAATTTAAAGAAATTCATGGTATTAATATAAATAAAAAAGAAAGAGAAATTGTCTTAGGTCTTTATAGAGATGATACTAATAATGAGTTTATCAAAAGACATGTTGATGAAAACGGAGATTTTTTAGAAAGTCCAGAAGAATATATTAAAAGAGTTTATAAAAACTCCAAAGAATATCAATTAGTTCAAGAAGTGGCAAAATGGGTTGATAGCACAAGGGAAACACAATTATTTTTTAAGGATGTTGGAAATGATTATTCAGATATAGCTTTAGAATTTGAGTTTAAAAAACATCAGGCAATATATGATATAAAGTATGGTGGCTATGATACTTTAAAAGGATATGGAACAGATGATTGGCAAACCGTAAAGCAAACATCAACTAAATTAAAAGAAATGTCAAAAGAAATAGGAATGTTTTTATATGCAGTTTTTCAATTAACTGACGATGCTGTTTATACCGATGTATTCGATTTAAGTAGTAATAATATAGCTAATGCAAAACAAATGAAACATGTGGTTGACCATTTAAGTATGGGTAAAAGACTTAAAGTTGAAGAGTATATGAAATATAAATATATTCCAATAGGATGTTGGGGTGCAAATATATATGAACAACTTAACCCAACTAAAACATACTATGCTGTCAAAGTTGACAAAAATAGAGGTGGTAGCAAAGATAGTATGATGTTATATGAAGTTGATTTAGATTATAATATATGGACTAATATAGGAGTATTGGTTAAAGCAAATTATAAATAGGTGGTGTCATTTTGGATATAAAAAAAATTAAAAAGTTTATTATTGACAATGATAAAATAGAATATGTTTTAAGTAGCATAGGTTGTAAAAACATTGTTAAGCATGACACTTATTATACTTGTTCTAATTATGATGGAGACAATAAAAATGCTATAAATTTATATTTTAATTCTGATTATTTAAATTGTGTTAATCATACAAGAGATATAAGAATAAACAATAAGGACAAATCATATAGCACAAGTATAATAGACCTTGTTTGTTATAATAAAAAAATGGATGTTTTTCAGGCTGTAAAATATTTATGCGACATTTTAGGAATAGACTATTACAGCATGGAAAATGACGATGAATTACCAGAGAGTTTAAAAATAATGCAAATGTTATTTGATTTACAATCTGGAGAATACATAGAAGAAAATATAAAATTAAAACCAATAAATGAAAAAATATTAACCTATTATAAACCATATGTAAATGACATGTTTAAAAATGACAATATATCATATGACACACAAAAGTATTTTGAAATAGGATATGATGACAGCACAAATAATATTACAATTCCTATTAGAGATGAATTAGGTAATTTGATTGGCATTAAAGGCAGAATATTTGATTATGACAAAAAAGAAAACAAGTACATATATTTGGAGAAATGTGCAAGAAGTAAAATATTGTTTGGATTAGATAAATCAATAAACCATATAAAAGAAAAAGGATTTGTTTATATAGGGGAATCAGAAAAATTTTCAATGCAATTATATAATATGGGATATTATAATTATGTTTCAATTGGTGGTAAAAAAATTAGCAAGCATCAAAAAAATAAATTAATATCTTTGGGCGTTGACTTAATATTTTGTTTTGATAAAGACGTGTCTGTAGACGAAATTAG